GCCGCCGGGCTCTAAATCAATGTGGTAGCTACCGTCATCGTCCCACTCGTCATCTTCTGGCGGCTCTTGATCAGGGTCACGTTCAAAAATAACCATGTTACTGGCAGCTAAACGAGCTGCTACCATGGTGCTTTCGCGATAACCTTTGATGTCGTTCATGTCTAGCAATGCAGCATGTGCCCATGGAATGCCACGGTTTTGACCAGGTCGCCACATTGGAAATGGCAATTCCATTTCACTGGCAGGAATACGTTCGTAGCGTTTGCCGTTGTACTTCCATGTGTATTCGCCGGGGTGACTGGTTAAAATGTGATAAGCAACGTGACGGCCATAACCGTCTATCTCCACGCCCATTTTAATTAGGTTGCCGTTATCAAGCGTTTTGTATAACTGCACGTCGAGCAAGTCAGCTTCGATAAGCTGGAATGCATAACCGAATTTGTTGTCGGCGCCATCGATGTGGCGAATAAGAATGTCGCCGTCTTGGCTGACGGTTTTAGCGATCAGCTGCTGTGCACTGACAAAGTTCATACGACCTGATATTTCACACACGCCAATCTTGGCCCACTCTTTCAGAGCAGCTTCAATGGCGTTGTTTACTTCTTTTTCGAGATCACCATTTTTACTGCGCACTTCAGACTGCAAGCGAACGCCTGTTTCGCCAACAATATGGGTTTGCACCATGCCGTAATAACGTTTTACATAACCAACGTCTTCACCCGCTTGGCGTGAAGCGCTGCGCAGGCGCAGTAAGTCACGACGTAGGGTTTCATCTGCGCTTAAGCTATTACTGCCCCAAGCATGATTTTTATGTAGACGTTCGTTTCTGGCGGCATCAAAACGCTGAGCGTGCATTGCATGACGTTTAGTTTGCGAGCTGCTCGGCTTGCTAACTTGGCGTTCTTCTACATTGAACACAGGATCAAGACGAGCTTGTTCAACCGCTTGTGCAACCGGCTGCTTTCTAAAAAGTTTAAACATAGATTTGGGCTACCTGAATTTGACGCGGCGGTGTTTGGTTAGCTTGCCTTTTCGTACTTTTTCATCACGCACCATCCACGCATATTTGTTGCGTAACCCTTCGAGCTGTGCGAACGGGATGCGCGTAAGGCTACGACCATCAACTGCGTAGTTTTCATGGTCGGTTAGGATCCTGCCCTCGATGCGCTTTTCAATTGACGCAAGCACGCGACTCGCGTAAGTGCTGGTGTCTACGCTGTTTTGTTTGGTTGGGTCGTCACTGATCGTGATGTAGCCATCGGCTACTTGGTGGCGGTTTTCATTAAACGTGCTGAATAGAAACCAGTGATATTCACCAGCCACATGCGCAGTCGTAGCGCTGCTGTTTAGTGAAACAACCAGCTCGCCCCCTTCAATAGTAGGGCTAACTTTGAAGCGACCAGCGGCACCTATGAATAGATATTCGTATGTATGGTTCAGCTCAGTTACCGGTTGCGACCATGTAACTGCGTTGCCTGCGGTGAAGTCGATTGGTCTTCTCATTTAAAATTTACTCATGAAATCTTTTTTGGGGCGCATTGAAGCGGTGCGTTTGCGCTTAGGCTTCTTAGCCGAAGGCTGAATAAGTTCGCTGACCTGATCATCAGGCTGAGCAAATAAATCATTTTGACTAAGGGATTTTTCTATTGAATCCCACTTGGCCAGTGAGAACGTATGAAACTTGCGAGCCATGGCAGCATGAAGTGCATACACTTCGCAGTCGGTTGCTTCGTTCCTGCGACCACTTCGGCATTGCCAAATCAGCGCACCACGTAATTTACGGCTTGGTGCTTTAACTTCAGCTGTTGCTTGTTCCCAGTAGTCAGCACGAACGCCACGGTAACTGTGCATAAACGCACTAGTACCCGCTAATCGTTTACTGATTAAGTCTTTCGCTTTATGGGTGCCAACCAGATAAACCATGACGCCATGCTTGTCAGCCTTAGTAGCTTTCTTGGCGTTGGTGTGATCAAGCTTGCTAGGCAAACGGAATATCTCGCGCTTGCCGTTGTCGTGGCTGTCACCTTTGATGGCCATGATCAACGTTTTGCGGTGCTTCTTACTGCGCGTTCTTACCCAGTCGTAAACCGAATGGTTAGTGCTACCGTCTGATGAATCGATAGAGACGGCGCTTAAGTAAAGATTATTCAAGGTTTCATGCTTGAAACCATTGAAGAGTATTTGGTCTAGCTCGTTCCAGACCGGGTCTGACTTGTCGCCCGTATCACCGTCAATTTCTTTCCAGAGCAATAACCAGCTTTCTTCGTTACGCCCATACGCCCGAATGATGATCGCAATTCTATCGTGCTGAACATCAATACCAGCGGTAACCAACAAGCCACCTTTTGGAACGACCAGCTCTTGGTAGTCATCAGCGAGTGCTTCAAGGGCTTCGTGATCAAGCGAGTCTTTGGTTTTGAACTCGTAAGGCCGAGCAAGCTTTGAGTTTTGAAAGACAATGCGCCCCGTTTCGTCACCAGCTGCAGCGTCATGTTCAGCTTCAAGCCAGTCTTTAACTAAATCTGAAAGGTTGGTACCAGGTATACAAACGTAAAGTTCCGACAGTTCTTTAAACGTTTCAATGATGCCATCTGATTCAACGGTAGCTTGCCAGCCGCAATATTCATCACCGCTGTCAAAAGCAGCTTTACACGTATTGAATACATTGCGTTGACGCTGCCAGTCGTCCCATGCGCTACCACAATGCGGGCAAGAATAAACGCAGCTTTCAGGAACGTTGCGCCCAAACACTGGGTGCTCTGGGCCATCTTCTTTTTCTATCCAGCTAACGTTTTCCCAATCAAGCACATGCTGGTCACCACAGTCATGGCAAGTGATTGGCAATACGCGCTGAGTGCCTAGCTTGATATAGCTTTGCACTTCACTTAATCCATCAACCGATGGTGTCCCGCCCAATACAAACTTTCGTTTTCTGAAGCGCTTAATGCGTTCACGAGCAAGGCGAATTGAATCACCTTGGTCGCCCACATTGCCGTTGGTATCGTCCGGTTCTTCAACCAAGACTATCGGCGCTGGAGTTGATTTAACGTTTGAAACACTGTTTGACCCGAAGACTTTTAACGAGCCGCCGGGGTAATTCTTTTTGTTAGAACGGTTACCGCTTTTACGACTGGTTGAAACGTCAACCCGACGACCAAGTTCCGGCGTGGCCAGTACCGAAGGTTCGAATTTTTCTTCTATAAAGTCACGGCCTTTCCCATCATTGGGGAACAGCGCCAGCATTCTTGTTGGCTCTGTGCATATGCGCTTGGCAATCCAGCCGCATAACAGCATGGTCCAGCCGATTTGCGCTGCCTTTTGCAAAGCAACCATGTCAACCGCTTCACTATCAAGAGCAAACATTGGCCCCCAAAAGTACGGCACATAATCAGCATTGTACAAACCGCCTAAATCAGCATCTTCAGCGGGTAGCCTAAAGTATTTTTCTAACCAGTCACGGGTACCGCAATTTTCAATAGGCAGAAACCCATCACGTACTTCACTAATCAGAGTCTGCAGATTCGATATTGAAATCCGCGATAACTCGACAGGTAGCGTCGATGATTCGATTAATTGGGTCACGTTCTATTGGGTTTCCAGATTGGCTTTCTATCATCGCCAGAATTTTTTCAATTGAAGATTCGTATTCAGACTTGGTTTGAATTACCCAAGCATCCATGGCTTCGCGAACTTGTTCGCGATCGAGAATTAATTTTTGCTCTTTGAAGAGTGTCATTTCTTTGATCTGCGCACTGGCCATCAAGTCACGAAAGCGTGCTTGGTCCAAAGTGCCCTGTGCTTCTTGGTCTCTGCGACCAGCAGCCTTTTCGCGTAGGTCGCGAATGTAGCGAACGCGTATCTCATCGAGCGTTGACGTTTTATGGTTCAGGTTATAGCGCGTTAATAGGTCGCGTAGCTTTCTAGTTGAGATGTCTAAATGCTCAGCTATCTCTTCTTGTGAATGCATTCTGATATAAACCTAAATAGGAACCCCCTTAGCGGAGGACATAGCTGTTAAAAATTCGCGAGTCATATGCCCGTATACGGCTATGCTCCCAAAGGACCCGTGAAAATTTTTGAAAAGAAAATATTTTGAGACTAACAAGTGCCAAGGGGGGGCGTATCCCATGACACCCACTCTGTATCTCTGCTAGCAGCAAGAATAGTTTGTGCAGTCTGATGATGGGCGAACTCATCACGAAAGTGAGTAGCAACCAATGCTACATACTCAGCACAGAATAAAGACTTAACACAATGAATGTTGCGCTTGATGAGTATGCCAAGCATACCCCAAGGGTCGAACGGCGTGCCTACTAATGACCGCGCCCTATCCATATCCCCATCAATCCACACATAATGAACTGAATCATAACGGTTTAAGAACTCACGGATAGGTGTGCGTACTACCCCACCCAGCTCTATGGTGTTAGGAATAATCTTTAATAACACCAACAGCATTGGCCATACGGCTATACCCTTAGCCTCAATCACTACATCACCATCAACAATGGCAACATGTGACCATTCAGACCAGGTCTTAAGCCTAACCCACACACTAATCCAGTGTGTGTTTCTCCCGAATATTATTCGTATCGGTTTACACTGGGTTTTCATTTGTATCAACAATAAGTAATTTAGCTAACTGCTGTTCTGCAAACTGTCTATATGGCCCTAATTCACTTTCAAGCTTATGAATTTGAGCCTCTAAATGTGTTATGTGAGTCGTCTGAGTTAACACTTGAGAAGCTAAAAGCTCAACTTGCTTAGTGAGCGCCGCAGTCGCATTTTTAACGAATCTAGGCAAGAGGTATACATAGGCAATCAATATTGCTACCAACATTCCTAAACAAAAACCAATGACAAACTCAGGGGCTTGAGCTGCCAGAAAAGTCAAAATTTGTGCAAACTCCAAAACTAACCCTTAATTTTTTTAGCTATCTGTTCAGCTGAGCGACCAAATACATAACCACCTAATCCGATTTGTAATAGCGTCCAAGCTTCATCAGCTAACCGATTGGGTAACCAACCGAAGCTATCCATTACCACCAAAAACAAGAACGTCAGCATAGTGACAGGACGCCAATTGCGTTGCATCCAGCTTTGCCCTTCGGCTTCAGCGGTAATAATTTTTGATTGAGCTGCAAGTGTTTGTGACTCAAGCTCTATAAGCTTCGCAGTCACTTGGTTTTGAATGGTAGCTAATACGTTCTGCTGAACAAGCTTCTCTTCAGTGCTCGTATGAACGTTATCAACTAGGTCAGCTGCTGGCTTGAATATGCCCGAAATGAAATCTAATATACTCACGCCGGTATCAACTCAAAGTGAGGAAGATCTAAAAATGATTCGTCAGCAGAACGCCCATTGTTATTAAAATCACCGCCCCATCTAACACGATGAGTAATTAAGCCCTGCTTAAGTAATTGAACTGCTATCACTTTTACAACTCCTGCAAAACAGGCAAAGGCCAAGTGATCAGCCCAATCAGTGTTTTTCAGATCAGTAAAATACGGCCCTGCATCAACCGCCATTGATGGGTAACGATTATGCTTAGACTCAGGCCAAGCTAACTTAGAAAAGTCATTGAAAAATGCTTCGTTTTGCTCTTTCTCTTTGCGGTGACCACAGAATATTGAACAATCAACAAACTTAATCGCCTCATTAAAAATCAGTTGCAGGTCTGGGTGGCAAGAAGCTAAGCGCTGTGATGACGTTTTGCTATATTTTGACATTTAAAGCCCCAGACATAAAAAAGCCCCACCCGAAGGTGAGGCAAGCAACAAGAGAGAAACACATGTAAAACGAAAAAAGCCCCGTGACGTGAATCAAGGGGCTTTTCAGATGCAGCTATGACAGGCTACGTAAAATAGAGTAACTATCCCGCGCGGATCCGTCAACAAAATTCGCAATGAATTTTAAATAAATCAACCAAACAACAAATAACCATGTGAAAACACAACAACATTAACGCACCTGAATCAGTGTTAAATTACCTTCAACCCAAGCCTCAGCGCTACGCAGTACCAAACTGGCCTTGGTCTCACCGACTTTCAAAGCGTTCGCAACCATCGGGATATTATAACGCTCACGGTAATACAAAAATAATGCGCGCTTACGATCAACCAGTTTGTAACCAGCCGCCTTCTTGCGTGAATCGCATTCACCCAATTGAGCAACCGCACGGTCAATCCACAGTGCAATATCATCACTCACCCAATGCGTATTATCATACATCGGCGTACTTAACGAACCAGTACCCACGCCAGAACAACCCCAGCGCCCCCACTGTTCCAATAACCCATCAATGCCATGCTCAGCCAATAAATCAACGTTACTCACAATCTTACGAACAGCCAAACCCATTACGCAGCCCCTTTAACGCGTTTATTCTCAATTGCCTCGGTACGTATGGCTTTTAACTCAGCAATACGGCGCATCATCGGTGAATCCATTGGTGGTTGGTAACCCGCTGCGGTCAGTGCTTCAATCACACTCTTATCAGGTCGCTTATACTCAAGCGCCTTTGCGGCCTGCGGCAACTCACCACGAATAGCCCGGTCAAGCCAATAGGCATGTTCTTCACCAACCAGCGCTAAAAATTCATAATCTTTCATCAAGTAAGCCCGATAACCAATGCGTTCGCTAACTATCTCTACAATCCGGTGACTGAAGGGCGGCTTGTTTTCTGAATGACGATGCTTACCCCACCTGGCAATAATTTCATCGTGCGTTGCTTTAGCATCAGGTATACCCAAATCAGCCAAAGTCGGTTTACACAACTGAGCAAAATCATACGGCTTAGGTCTGAACTTACATTTCTTCAAACGCTTAATGCCAATATCTAACATACTCCCAGTGATACGCTCATCAACCAACTGCTCAGCATACTCAGCAAGCACAGTTTCCATCATGCCTGACTGCTCAAATTTATTAACAAACTCAGGAAAGTGAATTTCAAACACAGGCTTAAGCTTGGCCTTCAGCGAGCTCAATAATTTGATCGAGTATTGACCCATCAATTCCTTCTTCTGCGCAGTGCTCAGCTGCTCGCTTTGATTCTGCGAGGGCTCTTGCTGTTGCATTCTGTTCGCCTGCCCCATTGCCAAACTGTTGATTGATTGCATTGTAACCACCTCGCTTCTTGTTATTGATTCTCACGTTCACACAGTAACTACGCCAGAGCTTTAACCACTGGCCTTGGTTTTTTGCTGCTCCATCATCTTTTGGACTCACTTTGAATTGCTCAAACACATCCAATAGATCTTGGTCGTCAATAATCAACATCGCCTGCTTAGCGGTAAGCCTGAACTGATCGTTAAAAACCAAATCCTCGCGCACGCACGCGTTATATATATTGTCTTGTTCGGAATTAACGGAACTGTGTTGCTCCTCTGAAAATGCTATTTTTTTGCTTTTTTGCCTGCAAGCCTTTAAATCAAAGACATTCAGCGGTTTTTGCGCTCGTGTTGTTCTCGTGTTGTTCTCGTGTTGTTCCTCATTTAGACGGACTAAATCAGAAGTAGCCAAAACACACAAAAATACAGCAGGTTTACGTGATTGCTTATTCCCCTTCTCAACACACCTAATCAACTGGTGCCGAACAAGCATATCAATCACAGACCTAACCTTTTGCACCGTTGGCCTTACAGGCTTAGCGGTGCTGCCTACAGGCGGTATAAACTCCAACTTACGTCGCATTGCTGCCAAGCTAACCAACACACGGCCACTGGCGTAATCCATGTGTTGACGAAAGCCAGTGACATACAAGGTCACCGCCTCTGCAGATAGCTCAGGCGAATCTAATGCCGCATACTCAGCTTGATTCATGCCGCGCTTGCCTGGTAATAATTATGAATAGCCAATAATCGTGCATGTGAGCGTTGCAACACCTCAGCAATACTTGGGTCAAGCAGCTCACTCAACTTCAAATGCGTTTCAAGCTCAATATCAAGCCCATCAACATCACCAAAGTCAGGTGCTGGCGCTGGGTTTAACTTCTCTTGCAAAGCATCTAACGCAGTAAAAACGGTATCCGAATCCGCTTTACTATCAGCCAACCCACCATCAGCAGAATACAGTGTTCGCATATCCTCATGGGTTGCCAAATCATCAATCACAAACCACTGGGCCTGCCCGTTCTTAGCAATCAACCCTTGGTTTTTTAATACACCCAACGCCTTAGCAGCCTGTTGAGTATTCTTCGCGCCCACCTCATCAGCAATTTCAGAAGTAGTCTTGTGCCCACTATTAATGCAAGCCAATAAATCAGTATCAGTAAAATCCATGTGTCACCTCTCAAGTGCTTATTTATGAACCTGCTTGCTCTTACCTCTAGAAACGCGACCGCCCTTGGTGGGTATCGTCGATGACGTAGCGCCCGACTTACTGTTTTTAATAACCAGCCACACCACCAAAACAAAAACAATCAATACGAAAATACCTAACCACGCTTGTTCACTCATAAATCACCACCACATAAACGCTGTTTAAGTAAATATCCTTCAAGCATCCAGATTTTATTCCTGGCATTTTCAAAGGCGATCTTCTGTCCAAGCTCGGCATTAAAATTATCAGGGCTGGCACATGCACTTTCACCAGTGACAGTGAACCCGTTTTTTAGCGTCAAACAACATACCGTCAAGCATGTATCACCAAATACGTGAAATGCCGTTTCCGATACAACTGAATCGATATGCTCAGGTGTTAAGCGGGGAGCGTTTAACCCCTTCTCCTGAATTTCATTTTCTATAGATTGCTCACTCATAAATCACCTCTTTGTTAGTTTGTACCTATTGATTTGGGACCTGCTTTACGCCCTTCCACCTATTGCAATCGTGTTAGCTGCAATGGATAACTCGTATGTGTGCACCATGCCATTTAGCCGATTTTTCACAGGCCCCAAATCAATAAGCCACTACTTACGGTAGTGAATCGCCAGTCTTCCCAAGGTGCCAAGAACAAATACCCTGTTAGGGGCACCCCAAAACCCCAATTAAGGGGCGAAGGTTATTGTGCTGACTGCGACTGAAACGACCACCAATAGCGCAAACAACTCAAACCACTTAAGGCTGTACTTGCCTTTGTAATATGATTTTCTTCTCTCATGACTCATATCAACTCACTCCATGGTTAAGGCTTAATGCCAAACATAAAAAAGCAATAAATAAGGCTGAGAAAACAAACCACTTCAATGCATCGATAAATCTCACTGGGATACCTCGTTTTAAAATTGAATATTTAATCTCAAAAACCTATAGTTTCTCGCTATCCAAAACCGCCAAAGCAGAATTAACCGATGCCCGCAATAGACTTGACTGAAACCGTTCAACACATTCAAGCAGCAATTGATTCGTTTCCCCGTCCACTTCAAGAAGTAGATCGGCCAACGCTTCGTCTGTACGAGCGACTTCTTGACCTGCAAATTGCGCTGCATAAGCAACAGGCTCAACTTCAACGCAAAGCGAAACAGTCACCCCCCTAAGGGTCATCGTTTTGGTGCTGCAAAGGTTGTTGCTCACGCCACTGACTCACTTAAATTCGCTTTAAGCTTAACCAGCACCCCAATCACATCATCAACCGCAGCGACTAACTCAGTGCGCTCATTACTATCAAGCACTCCATCATTCATCGCCCGTTCGTATAACTCACAAAAGTGACCACTCAGGCCCTGTTTGCGCATAATCAAACTGACTACGTTCTCGCTGGTCGCTTCCCCCTCAAGTGGCTCATACAATTTCATACCGCAAAAATCAGCCAATCCCTCAAGCAGCGTCATATCCCCGCTTAACTCAATTAGCGCCCCCACCTCCAAAATGCACAGCTTGTGCCCCTCACGGTCAGGGTTTAACTTATCAGCCAACACAGACCCGCTACGCCCCAACTTTCGGCTCAACTTCACCAAGTCATTATTTTTCTTAAAAGCACGCATCGCATCTTCAATTGCCGCAGGGTTTTTAGGCGGTCTAGGGTTTAATGGGTTTTTCATAATCAATCTCTCTTGGTTAATTTATAAACAACGTTTGACAAGAATCGCTTTGCACGCCACATAAAATCTGTAACATAAAGTACCCATGCAACATTCAACGCAATGAGCAAAAAATGGATATAAATAACGACGCTATTAATTGGCTGGTAGTAATTACCACAAACATCATTACCCTTTGCCTGAGCGTTTATCTCACTAGGCGCAGCAACATCGGCATTGCCCAACGCAAAGAATGGAACGACACCATCACTCCCATTCGCCACGCCCTTATTCGTCAAAGGCTCGACATTCAAGCTGAAGGGGTAAGCCCCCTGCGCGTTGAACATTTTCAATTCATGACCGTTATCAACGACCACATCCCCAAGAGTAAACACGCCAGCTTTACTCGCGCTTGGGAAGAATACGCCGCCAGCAATGACAACCCAGAAAACCAAGAATGCTATGGGCAGCAACCGCAATCGGCACAATACAACCCCCAGCGCAACATGCTCGCGATAGACAATCTGCTTAACCTGCTCGAACGCCGCTAAGTCATGCGGTTTTTTGTTTCCACCCCGCGTGACACAATTTTTCATGGTGCTAATCTCTCTTAAGGATTTAGGGAAGCAAGGATGCTTGTTACTTAGTAATCGAACGCTTCTCAAAGGTGTGGCTTGCTTTAAGCTTTCCCTTTGTGAGTTTCTCAAGCTGAAATGCGCGCAAGCCTGGTATGTTGTCGCCCCATTGGCTTATAGCTGCTGGGTGTATCTTTAATGCCGCAGCTAACTTAACTCGATTACCGAAATACGCTATTGCTGTATCTTTTTTCATGGTCAATCTCTCTTAAGGATTTATTGAAGCAAGGATGCTTATTAGCTGGCCATCATCATAGGTTCAGGGGGGAACACGTCGCAAAACTCGCATTTAACGCCAGCGTTATTGAGTGCTGTGACAATTTTATAACCGTTTTTGATGGTGATGTTTCGTATGCTTGATTCGTAATTACGAATGCGCACGTTAGAGTCCGACCAGCCACATGCGACAGCTAACGACTTTTGGGTAAGGTTAGCTTTTGTTCTGTAGTGTCTAATCTTATTTGTGGGGTTTTCCATACTCTATTCACCTTGAACATAACGTTGCGTGCTATTTAACTAAACGTAGCGTTATTTGTCAACACGTAGTGTTAAGTGAATAATAAGTTGCTGAAAAAACGAGATAAAATAACGTGAAAGATATTACAGACGACCAATTCAAAATTTTGTTAGGACAAAGAATTAGGTCTTTAAGGGATGACGCCGGTTTTAATCAGGAAAGTTTTGCGTTGAAATGCGGTTTTGTTAATGAAGAAGGGTTGGCTCAACAATCTAGGCTATCTCAATACGAACTTGGAAAACGTCTTCCAAATGCAATAGATCTTCTAGCTATCGCTAACGCATTATCAGTTGAAGTCTCCGACTTATTCCCATCGTCTACAATTTACGTAAAAAAAGGCCCTATATTTCATCATTTAAAAGAATCTGGGGTAAGTGAATCTACAAATTTCACAATCAGTGAGCATGCAAAAAAACTAATAAAAACTGTAGTAACTTTGGATTCACAGAATAAATTAACTAAAGGGTTAGTAGATTCAATAACAACCATCTTAAATATTCAACATAACTAAAAGGACTTTATATGAAAAAGAGCATTCTGCTTTTAATCTCAATGGTTTTTTCATTCAATGCTTATTCGCTTGAGTTGACTTATGAGAAAGGAAATAACTTCGTCGTCAAATCTAGCTTCCCTAGTAAAGCCAAGAAAGTAAGCCAATTCAGCAAGCAGACTTGCGGTTCAAAAAAGTTTTGTTTAGTTTGGTTTGTTGTTGGTGAAAACGAAGCTGCTAATGCAGTAAAAGTAATGAAGGGTGGCGACCTGTCTCTCCCTACTCCGGGTTTATACGCTATATTTAGCCGTAATAAAGTTGCTAATGAAGTAATTTGCTATGATGACAAGTATTGGTGCTGAAAATCATTATCGGCGCAGTAACGCGCCGATAAATTAACCTATCTAGGGTCGCCTTGACCAGGTCCAGTTAAAACAGATGGGTCACCTTGGCCCGGCCCAGTGCTTGGAGTTACCACCTCACACCAGCCAAACAAACTACCCCAAAACCCACACTCAGCGGCACTTACCCCAAAAGACAATATGCATAGCAATGCTGCCAATATTCTTATTCTCATAATAGTTCCTTTAAAATGTGGAATTATTTCCACAACCTATTATGTAATTAGAAAAAGAATAAATCTATTTAAGCACCTAAAACACGTGCAGATTGCATATAGCGCCCAGCAGTTGAAAAGATAGCCAATAACTCAATGCCATTTAGCCCTGTTTTTAATAATGGGTATGCTGAATAAATCAATCGCGCATTCTCATAAAACCATATTACTAATTCGCTATCAGGCGAAAACCCAAAGTCGTCTAGGTGTCGAAGGCAATGTTCAATCAATGCCAAAAGACTAATAGCACAGTAAACCAAGTGGATGCCACCAAGCACAATGTCTGCATTTGTTATGCAGAATTCTTCCCTCATAGAAGGGATTAATGAGCGCATAGCTGGTGCGCGCCAGATCAGAGAAAAATACACTAAGAGGTCTACAGCTATCCAAGTTGGGTAAATGACATAATTACCCATAGGGTGAATAAACCCGAACAAAGCCCATTCTAAGAACTTATATAAAATTAGTATTCCTAACACACTTGATAGGTTTATCGCCCAACCTATTCTAATCAACGAATAGACGCATATAACTACGTACAAAGGAATGATGATAAATGCATCATTGTAATAAAAAGCGCAAATAGAACAGGCCGTCAACGCCAGCGGCCAATGGAGTAAATTCATAATTCAGTGAGGTCTTCCGTATCAATTGGCGTGCTGCTGGACTTCCGCGAAGCAAGCCGAGTCACTAATAACAAAGCGTTAATATTGCATATTAAGCAGATCTTAAAAAACTGGTTCGTTGTCGGCTGACTAAGGCCAGTCTCCCAGTTTCTAATTGTTTTCCTATCAACCTTTAATCGCTCTGCCAGCTTAGACTGATTAACCCCACTTTTAATGCGCAAACGGCGCAAGTCATCCCCAGTAAATTCCATCTTCTACCTTCCATACAGCTTTAAAAAAAAGGGGAAATAATTCCACAACTTATTGATAAACGTGAATAATTTTCCACTTTTATAGCAAACAAGCTTGGCTAAGTCACGAAATAGAGGTAAAAAAATTTACTAGTGATTAAATAAAATTTAACGAAAGGCTACCCATTTAATGAAATTGCGTGAGACCAATCAGATACTGATCATCTATCAAAATGGCGACTCAGAAGTAATCAACTTCAGTAGTACTTCTGCAAAACATCTCTACTTAGAGGCTATTGAGCCGAAAATAAAATCACTATTAATTCATAGTGTTTTCAATAAGTTGGCTGTAACCGAGAAATAAATATAACGCTACGTGTTGACAATATAACGCTACGTGTTTTTAATGTAGCCATCTTAACGACGATGAGCAAACAAAATGAACACAGCAACTGCACTACAACTCAGTTCACGGCACCCGACTAGTATTCACAAAATGGCCGTACAAGTCGGGTTGGATCAAATCAAAGCGATTTATGCCCAATTACAGCAAATTGACTCACTTGAAATGGAGTTAGATTTTGATGAGGTGCAATCCGTATTTGAATTTGAATTGCTCGCCCTCGACAGCACAAAGAACGGCTGGGTAACCGAGTATTTATCACCTACCATTTGCCTAGATGACCCAGAAGCAATACAGCAGCTGCAAGATGTAATAAACGCAGCGAACGCACTTATTAACCCGAACGTGCTCAACTTCCCAAGCGCCAGCCAAAGCAGCTTAAGCGCCACGGTACACACCAGCCAAGCGAACACGTTTGACCTGCTCGCCCCACATAAAAGCAACATCAATATTGATGATATTGCCCACCAATTAAGCAACCTATGTCGCTTTAACGGTGCCACAAAAACCCACTACAGCGTGGCACAGCACAGCGTATTGGTGAGCCGCATAGTGCCGCCTTATTTAGCGCTAGCAGGGCTAATGCACGATGCCGCCGAAGCCTACGTAGGCGATTTACCCTCACCGCTAAAAGCCCTATTGCCAGATTTTCAAGATATCGAAAACAACATTCTGCAAACCATATTTGAAAAAGTAGGGCTGACCTTCCCCTATCACAATGAAGTAAAGCGCGCTGATTTGGTGGCGCTTGCCACCGAAGCCCGAGACCTACTAAACCCAGTAGGCGAAGAAAAGCAATGGGACAGCCTAAGCGGCATATCGCCCTGCGAAATTACCATCACACCTATGACCCCAGCTGAAGCCGAAACAGCCTTTCGAGCACGCTACTTCGAACTGCAAGCCCAAGCCGTGAATCTAGGGTAAATCCCCTTATGAAAGCAGTGAATTTAGACATTCTAATTCAAGGGGCTGAACACCCAATCAAGCTAGCAAAGTTGATAAAAATCAGCGGCAAAACCAGCGAAAAAGTAAAAAAAGCCGTCACCGCGCACCTGGTAGGCGGCATGGCAAAGAAAATGGTGCATATGACGTACGACATCAGCCAGCAGCAACTCGATAAAGCACTGGCTGACCTAAACGAACTTAAATTAGACATTATCGAATACAACGATATTTGATGTGAAAACAGCACAAGAGAGAGATGAAATGACCAGTGAAACCCAATTTACCCCACAAATGATACCCACTGAAATGAACGCACAAGAGATGTTGTGCAAGGTGGTTGCGAACTCAATTGAATCCGGTGCGTTTGAAAAGGCGATCACCATTCAAGTTGAAAAAATGATTGATGAAACGGCCAAAAACGTCTTTAGAAGCTATTCAGATTTGGGCAAAGCCCTTGAAGAAAAGCTCACTAAATCATTTATGCCTTCACTCGAAAAAATGGGCGATTTGCCCTCTTACCACGAATTTGTAACTAACCGATTAAAACTAGCCGCTGAAAAATTTTACAACGAGAAATTAGCGGCCGTACTGGATAAAGAAATCGCTGAAATCATGAGCGAAGTACCTGACGAAATGACATTAAGTTATTTGGTAGAAAAGCTAAAAGAAAGCAAAAGTGAAGATGAGCCACAGGGCGCTATAAGCCTTCATATATCTGAACGTTCACATGGTCAGTTCTTTCAAATTTACATCGACGAAGATGAAAACGTACTTGAAGGCCACTGCCAGTACGATTTGCACCTAACAGAGAGATCGCCAGGGTATTTAGAAATCATTGGGCTTCGCATTAGGGGGCGAAAAGCCGGCGAGCAGCTAACGTTCGGCAACCTTTACGGTGTCGAAAAACTACTTTTCAACCTATACGCCACTGGCGGGTTAATTCATCTAGACCAAGGTGAAGATGAAGGTGATTACGATGTTAGCTGGGATTATTACTAACCGTCATGACTACCGGCACAAACCCAACACTCAGCATGATCACGCTTCCCAAAGCGTGCATCAGCTGCCAGCACTTCACGCACAAAGGGACAGCTGAAGACAAACACTGCCCTTTTAAGGCCAGTGACGCATGGGCGCCTAAACCAACCAAAACCAAATATGGCAATTGCTCAGTATGTAAAGCAGACGTATTCATAACTGAAATATGCCCCAGCTACAAAGCAGAGCCATACATTCACGTTGTTGCCGTTGCGAACAGGCCAGAGCCGATGCAACCGCGCCAAACCCCATTGTTTTTATAGCAGTAAGGCAAAAGATGAAAGCACGACACAAAAAACCAGCAACGCTGTCACCCAATCAAGAAAAGGTATGGCAGAAAGTGTATGGCACCCCGCTAACCCAGCGCCAAATACTAAAGCGCTCAGGTATATCAGCAACGGCACTTCGCTACTGGTTACAAGGCGTGCGTGAGCCAAGCAAGTTTTACTTGAATACGCTTCTTGAAGCGATTGAACAACTAAACAACCGAAATACACAAGGAGTACAACACTAATGGCCATGAAAAAAGCAGAGCGTAAAGAATCTTACCGAAAAATAGTGAATCTTATGGCGTTCGAACAGCACGAAGAGGCGTTCAACGCGTTACTTTCCATGTATGCCGATGATGCGAGCGTGTTTGTATTGGCGTCAAATAACGATGTGATCGCGGGCGCGAGAGCTCAAAAGCTGGAGCAAGAAAATGGCAAGTAAAGGCGTAAACAAAGTCATTCTGGTTGGCAACTTAGGCCAAGACCCAGAAGTTCGCTATATGCCAAACGGCAATGCAGTCGCTAATTTAAGTATTGCCACAAGTGAAAGCTGGAAAGACCAACAAGGCCAGCAACAAGAGCGCACGGAATGGCACCGGTTGACGATGTATCGACGTTTGGCCGAAGTGGCAGGCGAATACTTGCGTAAAGGCTCGCAAATATACGTTGAAGGCAAGCTGCAAACCCGCAAATGGCAAGACCAGCAAGGCCAAGACAAATACACCACCGAAGTCATTGTTGACCAAATGCAAATGCTAGGCGGCAAGCGTGACGATGATCAAGGTGTCCCGCGTACAAATCAAAGTGGCTTTCAACAACCAAGCCGCCCTGCAGCGCCCCAAGGTCAAAACGCATATCAAGCAGCGCAAAATGGTGCACCGCGCAGCCGCTTGAATCAGGCCCCCGAGCCAGACTTTGATTTTGACGATGACATCCCCTTTGGCCCTATCGCCATTCAATACCGCTCTCTGCTCAACTGCATTTAAGGATGCCCATGTCAGTCATAACCAACGAACAATACCGCCGATGCGAAACGCTGAAAGCTGTAGCGCGCAAACAGCAAGGC